TATTATCAATATCACCAGAAACCCATTTAGATACGATGTCTGTTACATTCATTCTTATATGAGGTAGTTCATTTGAAAATGATTGACTAGCTTCATAACCAGATCCAGTTAACCACGTACCACCACCTTCCGTTTCAGTTACGCCTAATCCCGAAGTACCGCTATTAGCAGACCCAGTATCCCATGCAATACCAGTCTGTGCTTTACCATCACCAGATCGGTTGTACCAAGACGACCCAACCTTAGTTTGTGGTGTATCGCCTTTATTACCATTCCCATTTGCCCATGATTGTGAAACTGGAAATGCTTTTAATGTATATGATAATTTTAAATCTGATGCATCCGCGGCTTGCATAGATAGATAAACGGATGCTGAATTAGCTGAATTTCCTAAAGGAGGTATCTTACCCGAATTAATTAAACTAGTCAACGTTGTAATTTGATTTCCAAAATCTAATAATATACGACTATTATATGTATTAGCTTGTATATTACCATCTAAATTTGATCCGGAAGCAATCTTAGTCAATTCCAGAATAGGGTCAATCCCCGCGTTCTGATATGGAAAACGTTCATATAACGTATTATCTCTTTCTGTGTAAAATAATTGATACATAATTTCCTCTATTAACTTACTATTCTTCCTTTAATATCTTTATTAGGAAATCTAACTTCAAATATCATAGGATCTAAACTTGGATAAATAATACTATTTTTAATTGCGCCTTGTATGTCATATACATATTGCGAATATCCAGTAACCGTATTATATAAATTTGTAATATCCAATCCGGCAACAGTCTGAACACCTCTGACTTTATCTAATTCAGACATGATATTTGCTATATTAATTGGTCCATTGATTTGCATACGATCAACATGTAATAATTCTTTTAAACGATTAACTACTCTTAAAATTACTTCTTGGCTATTACTATTAGGAGTTGGTATAATATCTACATCTACTCCTATATTCACTATATACGCTGTTTTTATATTAATGGCATCTGTAAGCATCCTAAATTGAGATAAATAAGTACGTAAATTTTCTTTCAATGCCGTGTTCAATGGAACTAATTGTTGCGCATCATTATACGCTAGTGTATATAAATTTAACGCCAATGGATTTGATAATGTTTCGCGCGGATATGTAACATCTGCTGTATTTTGCTGTGAATCGCCGATTACATATGCTTTAGCAATACTACCAAATTTTGCTGGCATCATGTAACACCTAGCTATATAATCTTCACGTGTTATCATTCTATTTTGGGCAGCAAAATTAGCCATTGCATTTTGACGTATAGATTCTAAATCTTGTTTAGTTTTACCGCCAGTGGCTGGACCAGGATTATTAGCAGCTACAGTAGTTTTTACAAAATCTAAATTAACATCTGCTGTATTTATATTATTATAATTAACAGTTGTAATAATGTTTAATGTATTAGCAGCAATATTTTCACTAACACTACCACCTACAGTCCATCTTACTGTTAACGTTTCACTATTAGGTGCTAACCCATATGTACTAGTTCTTAAGAAATTTGTAGGATCAACATCTAATGTAGTACTACGCTTTAAATATTCTAATCCCATTCCGACATTTTTTGGATTAGGAATTAATTCTTCATCAGAATCCGAACTTACTCCGGCACCAAATTGAATATCAATTTTTTGGTCATTTCTAACACGTGTTACAAATCTCCTAGGAGTTCGTTTTAATTTTAAGATATATGGCACCGTACTTTTAAATTCAGACATTTCTGCATCATTAAACGGTATATTAGCTATCGAATCAAATACAGTATCTTGTGCTAGATAATTTACTTCAGACCATTCGTCATTGGTACTGCTTATAACATCAATTATATCTAATACATTAGTATCTGGTAAAGTTATTTTATCATATGGTTTAGGAATTCCAAATTCGAAAGTTTTTGTTTTAATTTCTCCAGATTTTGCAGGTACTTGTTTTTTAAGTAAATAAAATTCAATATTACCTGATGAATCAGTTGAATAAACAGATACCTCACGCGGATTGTTTGATGTATTAACTTGAAAATCAACTGGCGCAGTTGTAAGAAAGTTTATACCAGCTTCTGTCTGTACCTGTAAATTTTCTTGAATAGATAATGCATAATCAAAATCTGGTTCAGTTGCATTACCAGTGCCTTTAGATGGTACTAATTGAAATATATCTAGTACAACTGTTGCCGGTGTATTTAATTTTACTTGATAACCAAATAGTTGTGCTAGATTTAATATATTAGCACTTTCTTGCGCATTATTTAATACCGATTCACGAAATGATTGGTCTGTATAATATGATAAAACATCTCCTACATATGATGCCATTTCTATAAACATCATACCTGGTGATGTCTCGTTAAAATCATTATATGTATTAGGAAAATATTGCCTTGTAAAATTTATAAGATTTTGTCGAAATTGAGCAAAATCCTTATTCAAATATTTAACATCTTTTTTAACTAATGACATTTGTTTCCTTAATAATTAAATTCTCCTACTTGTACTAAATCCAATGGAATATCAACATCTGAGACTAATATTTCATTTTCATTAGCCAAGACTATTATAACACGTTCTGCTTCAGAATTTTTTACATTAAATCGTATCTTTACTGACACCGCATAATTTGCAACATCTGCAATGATATCAACTTGTCTTGTTTCGATATACGGTAACCAAAATTTTATAGAATCTTCAATGGATGCTTGCAATTCTTCTCGTACCAATTCAGTATTTGGTTCAAATACAAAATCATAAATTTTAGTACCAAATGTTGGTTGCATATACCGTTCACCTAATCTAGTCATTAATAAATTTCTAAAATTAGATAACGATTGTTCTTCGGTAGTATACGACTGCCTAAATAAAGATCCTCCATTTACCGATCCAGATAATTCATTTTGTGTTTCCGTACGACCATCCGATTGTTTATTAAAAGGTAATAAAATACCTACAGCCCGATCCGGATTGGAATTATTAGGTTCATATCGATATATGGGTCTTCCTTGTGACACTATTTACCTTTTTTCTTGTCTATTGCTTTCATCAATGCAGAATAATCTTTTGTCATTGCATTAACAACGGTAGCCACTTGTTCATTATTAGTATTAAGCGGCTTACCTTGTAAATCAGTCATAGGCGCAACAACGGGATTGGATGAATTCATACCAAACGCTTGTGCCATTTCGCTTTTAAAATTCATTGTCGACCAATCTGAATTTTCTTTCAATGATGTAGTATCATTTAATATATCATTTAACATGGCATTATCTGAATATTTCTTTCTAGCCTTTTTAACCGGTTTTTGTTCTACCATATCATGTAATTGCATACCATGTTGTATTGTTGACTTATGAGATGGTTTATCTTCATTCAACATTTGCCGCAATTCAGTACGAACTGCTTTTGTAACCTCTTCACGAATGATCTTACGAAGAACAGATGTAAATTTTTTAGTGTCCATATAGTTTTTCCATTTTATATAAATATGGAACACATTAAATTAGAATGGTTTTATCATTATCCCCATTTGAAAGTTTTTGAATTTGGTAAAGGTGGTTTTAATGGCGGTGGGGCAAATGGCGGAATAATTTGTTTAACAGGATCAAACCATGTCATACCTCCTTTAGCCGTGCCTTTAATTTTTTTATCTATTTTTGCTTTAACGCCTTTATTATTTTTTGAAAATTTATAAACTTTTTCTCTATTTTTTTTACCAATTGACTTACCACGTCCAAATTCTATAAAACTAGTCCGAGTTGCTCCTTGCAATACTTTTGCATTAGAAAACTTCCATTCTCTTTTATCCGAACCTGTTTCTTTCACAATGAATGGTGGTGCAGGACCTCCAACAAATCCAACACCTTTTGGCATAATACCTGCCATACCTGCTATAGGTATTGGGACTCCGGTTGTTTTAGGCGTCGGTGGTGGTTTTAAAGCTTCGCCTATTGCTTCTTCTAAATTTTTTGCTTTAGGAAATGCTTCCAGGACACGCAGGCCCCAATATTGTTTGTTCATAGCTGGCAATGCAGGTTTATCAAAACCTGGTAATCCATTAATAGTTTTATGTGGTATACTAGTATCTACCGCACCAGTTGCCAATCCTAGTCTAGTCGGAGTAATAAATTTATATTTCAATTTATCTAATCCAGTTGCTTTATCCGATGCATCAGCACCGGTTCTTTTAGCATCGCCTTCATATTCTTCCCATGGGCCCCATGTCCGCGGATCTGAAAACGATTTAGCATCTGCCCCAGAGCCATCGTTTTCTTTTTGAAATTTCATATAACATTTTACCGGTACAATTACATCTGTAACTCTAGGAAATGCCTTGCCAGCACGCGGTCCACCCCATCTGAGGCCCATATCAGCACCGTTTTGATAAATTACATAACTTCCGCCGGTATACTTCCAATCTCTAACATCAAGCTCTTCTGTAAATATAGCACCACCATATGCACCATCAACTATAGGTTTATTAAATCCAGGGTTTAGTAATCCACCACCACCGCCTTTACTAGTAAATCCTCTACCTCTACGATCTAAATTAAATACTCGTTGCACGGGAGCGCCGGGAGTACTCAAAGAAGATAATGGCAGTGGCTCAACATCTGGATCATCACTAGGAATAGTTATTTCTTTATCATCAATAGGCAATCCACTAGGTTCTTTTACCAAATTTCCATCATCATCGACATTTGATAATGTTTTAGCTACATGTGTACGACAATAATCAAAGGATGCTCCTAACGCATCTTTTATTTTAGATTGATAAAAATCATTGTCTATTAAAAATTAATTCTTATCAATATTTGTAGGATCTTCTCTGAAAACCGGAACTTCTTCTTCCTGACTATTATCTTTAATTGTCATTTTTTCGCCTTCAACTTCTACCATTTGAATATTAGCTTCAAACGGACCAACAACATAACCTTCTGGTCCTCTTCTTACTGTTGTATTCCCAACATATGTATTATCAGTGGCTCCAATTGCATCCTTATGTGGTTTGCAATAAGGCATATATTCTGGAAATGGTCTGGTCTTCATTTTATCCAAGACAATTGATGGTAAAGTAATACCATTAGCACCCCATTGGCAACCTGAATAATAATTGTTAAAAAGCTTTGTTATTTTTTGGGCAGTAGCTTTTGAATCGTTTGGTGATACTTGTATACGTCCATCCGGCTTTCCTTTTTCACCTCGTACTAAAGCCTCATCATAATTCTGCATGAACCATTTTAATATCGCTTTTTTACAAGGATCGAGAAAATCTGAATCTAATTTAATAAGTTTTGGAGTAGCAAGCGGCGCTGGCATTAACGGATTAATTGGAGGTAAAAAAGTATCTGGTGTTTTTGCCTTTGGAACAGCCTTACCAGCTCTATCTTTGTTAAAACTATCTGCCATGGTAGTTGCAATAGCATTCCAAGCAGCCCAAGCAGATCTAGGATATTTA